CAAAAAATTACAAGCACAATTAGATAAAAAAGATAAAACAGTATGGTCTGGTGCATTAATTTGTTAAGGATAAATTAAAACATGGAAGTAAACCCAATACTATTTTGGAATGGACTACTAACACTCGTCATAGCACCTGCTATATGGGTGTTTCGTGGTATGTTTATGGAAGTAAAACGATTGGATATACTCCTCAATAAAACACGAGAGGAGTATGCCAAACGTGATGATGTTAAAGAAGATATGCATAATATTATGGATGCTATGCAAAGACTAGAAGATAAATTAGATAAGATATTAATAGGAAGTAAATGATAGAATATACAGGTTCTTTAGAGTTTGGTAGTGAAGTTGCAGGTAGTGCTAGTTTTTTAGGTTCTAATGCTCCTGTTTTTACAGCTAATACAAGTTTAGAAGATTTATTTAAACTACAAGATTTATATTCTAGTAAAAAAAGCACTAGTATATTTAATCCTTCAGGAAGAGTGTATTCAAATCTTAACAAAAAATTACAAGCACAATTAGATAAAAAAGATCCTGTAAGAGCTAAAAGAAATTATTTAAGTAAAATGCAAGGATACGGTGTAGATTTTTATAAAATAAAAGGTATTTATGAAGCTGCACCTGCAGAATACTTTACTGAAGGACAAGGGGATGCTTTATCAGCTTTTGTAGATGAACAAAAGAAAATATTGATGCCAGAAAAACAACCACCTAAAACGATAGCTTCACAAATATCTCAAGAATTAAATGGAGTAACTTTACGACCTACTGTTGGTCAAAGACCTATGCTTGGAGGTCCATTAGTTAAACTAGAAGAAATAAAATTAAAAGATAGTAAATATTATAAAGGTTTTATAGAATCTGACGCTTACAAAAATATGGATCTAGTAGGTGGTCATGTAATGGGTTACACAACTGTTGGTGGTATTTCATATGTAACAACCAATACAGCACAAACAAGTGCTTTTGAAAAATATTTAAGATCAATAGGTGTTGAGATAGGTCCGTCTACCAATCCTGTTACCTTAAAACCAAAAGAACCACTACCTATTAAAAAAAAACTACTTTTAAAGATGTAATTAACGAGATAAATAGAACTATGGCTACAGTAGACGAAAGAAATAAACCAATAAGAGATGTGGTTGGACAACAAGCTGCAGGAAATGTAGATCTTGGTGCAGGTGAGTACAAACCAACTGCACAACAAATTGAACAAGGTGAATTATTTGATCCAAATCAACAAGGCTATTATATGCCTGATCGACCACCTTTACCCACTAATCAAGCAAAAGCACCTGATACACCTGATGCACCTACACGTAAAGATCCTGCTAGTTATGATGCTACTCAAGTTGGTGCGTTAGGCACTATAGATCCTGCTACTGGACAACCAACACGAACAACTACAGGACAACAAGGTGCTATCACTGCTGATTTTGTTGCTGCTACAGACCAAGCACAAAAAGTAGGTGCATTTGATAGTCGTATAGTTACTGCACAAGAAACTTTTGAAGGTGCTAAAGCAACTCCAGAAGAATTAGAACAACTAAATATTACAGCTGCAACTGCAGAACCTTCTGACTTAGCTACAACAAGAGGTCAACTTAAACTATTAGAAAAAGATTTTGAAGGTGGTAAAATACCACCATATGCAGCAGGACCTATACGTGCAGCTAACGCTCAGATGTTGGCAAGAGGTATTGGTGCTTCTTCAATGGCAGGACAAGCTATACTTCAGGCCGCAATGGAAAGTAGTGTACAAGTTGCTATGCAAGATGCTAGAGCTTTTCAAACATTTGAAATGCAAAATTTAAGTAACAGACAACAAGCTGCAGTCTTGAATAAACAAATGAGAGCTAGTATATTAGGACAAGAACTTAATAATGCACAACAAGCTGCAGTTGTTAATGCTTCTAAATTTACCGAAGCAAACAATCTTAATTTTGCTGCAGGACAAACTGTTGCTTTAGAAGATTCTAAAATGGCACAACAAATGACATTAACAAACGTGTCTAATAAACAAGCTATGGCTGTTCAAAGAGCTGCATCTATTGTTAATATGGATATGGCTAATTTAAATAACATACAACAGGCTGAAATGCAAAACGCTCAAGCTTTTTTACAAATGGACATGGCAAATCTTTCAAATAAACAACAAGCAGAAGTATTAGAATTTCAATCAAACACTCAAAGATTATTTAATAATCAATCTGCTGTTAATGCTGCAGAACAATTTAATGCAACTTCAATGAATCAAATTAATCAATTTTATGATACGTTGGGTGCTACAGTTTCAAAACAAAATGCAGATAGAAAAGCAGCACAAGATCAATTTAACGTAGATCAATATAACGCTCAAGTAAGATACAATGCAAAGTTATCAGATGCACGTGATAAATTTAATTCAGAAATGAGAATGCAGATAGATCAATCTAATATTTCTTGGAGAAGAAACGTAAATACAGCTAATACAGCAGAACAAAATCAAGCAAATAAAGTTAACGCTGCAGCAGTTCTTGGATTAACAACAGCTTCACAAAACAATATGTGGCAACAATATAGAGATGAAGCAAGTTGGGCATATAGTACTTCAGAAAATGTAGATCAACGTAACTTTAATCTTGCAATGACTATACTTGGTCAACAATTTGCTGTTGATATGTTTGAAGCTGAAATAGAAGCTAACGGTGCTGCATCAACAGGTGCATTAATGGGTGATTTATTAGAAACTGTTTTTAACAGTATAATTAATGGTAAAGGATAATTGATATGTTAGGTATACAAGCTATGTTTGCAATAGGAAATGCTATGGCAGGAGGTAGAAAAGGTGGTAGTAGTCAACGTGAAATGGCATTAGCTTCTGCTCAAAGATTAGAAGGTGCAAAAAATAGAGCTTTGGAAAGAGGAAAACCTATATTACAACAATCTCAAACTAGAGCAAAACCACGTAATACAGCAAATATGGAAGACTATTTAGGATTGTATAGAAGATCAATGCAATTTGCTAATAATTTAACAGATGTAACACGAAAACAAATGGTTGTTGAAAATAAATCGGATGCTCAAATAAAACAAATGGAAAGATACTTTCAAGCTTTATCTGATGCAGATGTTAAAACACAAGGTCCTAAAACTAAAATATAATAGGTTATAAAATGATTAATGCAGAATTACTACAACGAGATCCTTTCGATGCTCCAACTCCCGGTCAAAGTTTAACTGACGAACCGAATAAATGGCAATGGGAAAAACCTGCTGAAATATTAGATATAAACGAAGCTTTTGATGCTTTTGTGGATGCTGTTGAAGATCCTGTTGCAAATGAAACAATATCTAAATTATTATATGTAGGTGTTTCAATTGAATCAATTGTAAGTAGTTTAACTTTAAAATTATTTGGAGAGGGTATTGTAAATCCTGATGTTGCTGAACTTTTAAAACCACCTGCTTATAATGTTATATTAAAAGTAGCTAATGATAATGGAATAACTCCAAAAGTATTTAATGGTTTTCCTAAAGAAAGCGTATCCGATAAAGAATTTTTAAGTTTAATTAAAAAATTAAAACCAAAAGAATACACAGAACTTTTAAAACAAGCTAATGATAAAGATGAAAAAATCATAAAGGATATACAAAAAAACAAAGGATTTATGGTAAAGTAAGATGGCTAGATACAGAATATCAGGAAGGGCATTAGGTGCAGCTAGAAGGGGTGGTATTGCTCAAGGTTTTATGCAATCACGTATTAATAGAGAAACGGCTGAATTAGAAAGAGAAAAATTAGAAGTAACAAGATTAGCAGAAGAAAATAGATCTAAACAATTAGCAGCTTCAATAGCATCACAAGCCGAAACTCAAAACCTTGCTGAACGAGAGTTAATATTAAAAAATAATCAACCTAACTCTGCAGGATTTTTAGGTGCTGAAGTAAATGATAATGGTAAGTTGGTAATGACTTCAGACATTATGCTTATTCCTAAACATAATGATAGTAAAAGTGATGTATACAATGCTGCATCAACTCTTAATTTTTTTAAAAATCAAGCAAACAATAAAGAATTTTTATATGCTTTACAAAATAATAAACCTGAGATTGTTGAAAGTATGTTTAGTAACGCATACACAACAGCAACAGCACCAATAACTGCTGAAGTTGATGGTGTAAACGGTCTTACTAGTAAAGAAGCCATGTTTATAAGCACAGGTGATAATTCAGCATACGCAAATTTATTTAAAGTTTATCCTAAATTTAAAGAAATTGTTGAAGCACGTAACACAGAATTAGAAAAATTTCTTCCTACAGATGATAATGGTGACATGACTTTTATTGAAAGTAAATATACAAGTAATGGTCAAGATTTTACTTTACATAAGTTTATAAATCCTGCTAACACAACTATAGAGTTAAGTAAAGAACAATTAGAAAATATAAACAAAGTTAGTAAAAAAGATATTTTTGAAGCAATAAATTCTGATGTACATAAAAGTTCATCTTCTTTTTTAAGTATGTTAAAAGATTTTGGCAATTTATCAGAAAAGGGAGATAAGCACGTTAAATTAAATGGAGCTGCTATTTACTTATCTGATAATACACAACAATATTACAACTTTAAAAATTTAAGTTCTCAACTTGCTACTCTACCCTCAGACCAATTAGAAAAAATTATAAGAGGTACATTTGATCCACGAAAATCAAAAAGTGATGCAGCTGATGGAGTTTATTCTGTAGAAGATCAGATGAGTATGGTTGATAAAGTTATTTTTTCCCATGCCTTATTGGAATATGGTGGAGATTTAACTGAAAGTATTAATCAAGGTAACAATGTTTTTAAAACATCTTTAAAAGAAAACTTTTTTAATTCAAGATTACAGCCTAATCAACTAGCTGATAATGATAATGCATATAAAAATGCAAAAGGGTTTGTTAAAAATTCAACCGATTTATTGGAGAATCAAAAGAAAATTAGAGTACTGTCAAAAGATGTTTTTGGCGATAATAGAGAAAATATAGCTACATTAGGTCAAGCTGTATCTGGATCAATATTTGATGTTGCTTTAAAAGTAAAAGGTTTTTTTGAAGCTACAGGTTTTATAGACAGAAATAAGTATTTTGAAAATGCTTTAGGTTTTGAAGGAGGTAATGCAGATATACTAATTGATAAGGGTGTTAATAATGGTCAAAATATTCAAGATACTTTAAATGAAATATCAGATGGTAACAAATTTGAAGACATACTTGGCAGATCTAATCAAATTTTAGCAAATAATGATCCTAACATTACCAGTGCATTTAAAAACAATGTAAAAGAAGTAATGCAATTATACACTAGAAATCAAAGAGATAATTTAGAAGCTTATCGAAAAGGTGCAATTACAAAAGAAATTTATTTACTTAGAGCAGAATCAGAATCATTAAAAGTTAGAATGGCTTTCCAAGCTGCATCTATGGTGCAAGGTGGTGGTGCAGGTGGTGGAAGAACTATTTCTAACAATGACTATGAAGCAATCTATAAATCTTTATTTAGTGCAGGTACAGGAGAAGCTTTTGATAGAGTAATTATGTTAGCTAGGCAAGAAATGGGTAAAGCCATGATGAGAGCTAAAATAAATTCTGAATATGGTTCAGTAGGTATTCAAAGGGAATTGGGAGATATTTCCGATAGACTTATGGATGAGTCTTTTAAAATAGCTCTTAAACAAAGAGATCCTTTAAGTGTAAGTATAAATTATAATGATACTATGAGTGCTGAAGAAAAAATAGCAGGACTTACTGGTGATAGACCTGAAGAATTAGGAGATTTATTGGTAAACAGTCCTGAAGATTTAAACATATTAGGTATAGATCAAACAGAAATAAAAAATATAGTTAGCGATCAAACAACTAACAAAGAACAAAAAGCTGCATCAATTGGAGATATTTATATAAATAACTTACTTCCTCAAGTATATAAAAGGGCTGTAGGAGATAAAGGAATAACAAAAATGGAAGACATTAAAGCAGAAATGTTTAAAACATTAACTGCAGCTTCAGGAAATTATGAAATAAATGGAGAAATTCAATTTGTTTCAGGAATATCTTTAAGACCATCTTTTGCTAACGCTTTAATAGAACAATTTGATTTTACAAATGCACAAAATACTTTTCTTCAAGGTTTAAATATGCAAACAGAAGAATTAATAGGACAAAATTTAGGAAGATAATATGGCTACAATTTTAGATTTAGTAGGAACTGATGCAAAAAAATTGGATGATGGTGTTAACCAAGGTCCTACAACTTTACAAAATGTTAACAATGATCGAAGCATTTTTTATAGAGCAGGGCAATCTTTAGCCGCACCTTATGGTGAAGCAGGTTTAACTACAACTGCTGTAGAATTAGGTAAAGATGTAGCAAAAGGTGCTATTGAAATGAATACAGAACTTTTAAAATTAGCACCTAAAGCGTTAACATTTGTTCCATACTTAGGTTTAGTTAAGGATGCTCCTATTTCTGTTGGTGCTTCTTTAATTGCAGGAGCTACAAAAGATAAAGAACTTGATGATGCTTTTAGTTTCTCCACTGCTTTTGGACATAGACAAGAACAAGTTAAAAGTTTAGAAGAGTACTTTAATATAAAACAAATAGATGAAAATTTAGATGAAGCATCTGAAGAATTTCAAAGTAACTTAAAAAGAAATTATGAATTAGATGATATTTCTTTACCCTTTAGTAGTATAAAAATAAGTCCACATAAAATAGCTAACTTAACAGGTCAATTTGTATCACCGGGATTAGCTTTAAAACCGTTTACATATACATATAGATTTGTAAAAGGTGCTGTTGCATCTGGTTCTTTAAAAAATGCTCAGAAAAAATTAATTAATGAAATTAAAGGTACATCAGATAAAGTTGTTATTGATAAAAATCTTAAACCTATTTCACAAGCTACTGATCAAGAATTAAAAAATTTAACTAAATCTCCTTTAGAAAGATATAAATTATTAGGACCAAGAGGTATAGACAATTTATCTGTTTCAGCTAAAAAAGAATTAAAGAGATTAGAAAAATACGAAAAAGAATTAAATGTAATTGAAAGAAGAAATGCTCTTGGACTTAAAAGTGAATTTGCCTATGAAGGTTCTGCTGCTTTGGGTGGAGCAGTTGCTATTGCTTACATTGAAGCAAGATCACCAGAAAACTCTTATTGGTTAGCTCCGTTAGCAGGTGTGTTGGCTGCATTAACTGTTCCACCTGTTTTAGTAGGTAATGGAAGATCTATAATTTTTAATCTTCTTGCTTACGGAAATATGGCACTTAGAAGTAAATATGCAGATCCTCTTAGATTAAGTAGATTATCTGATAAAGTATTAGGTAGAGAAAAAGATGAAGTAGTGTTAGATCATTTTATAAGAGCTAGAGGTTTAAGTCCTAGAAATTTAAAAGATAGTCAGGGAAATGTAATAACAGATCCTAAAGAAAGACTTAAAATGAAACAACAAATAGTAGGTACATCTGAAAAACAAATAAGTTTTTATGAAGATATTGTTAAAGGAATTGAATTACAAAAACCAGAATTACAACAACCAATTTATCAATCAATAGAAAATCTTCAGAGAATATTTGATAAAGTTAAATCTCGTGCAGAAAAAAAAGGAATGGGTGAAGCAGCAGAAAATTTTGCTCCAATGGTTTATAATGTTCTTAACCTACAGGGTATACGTTCTTTAAATGCTGCTCTTCTTGGTAATTTAGATGCAGGATTTTTTTTACAACCTAAGAAAACATTTAAAAGAAACATCAATAATCAATTAAGTAATTTAGAAGATCAACAAAAAATAAATATAAAAATTATAGAACAAGAATTAAATGATTTACGTTTAATGGCTTCAGGAGAAAAAGAAATAGATACTTTAATGGGTGAATTTAAAGATATGCTAGGAGATGCACAAAGATCCGTAGCAGGTCAATCAGGTAAAGTAACTGCATCTGGACAAGATTTAAGCACAATTTTAAAAGGTAAAACAGTTGGATTAGAGGATTTAAAATTACAAAACAATGCTATAATGGCAAAAAGAAAATTAATAGCAGAAGAAGGCATTGGCAATGCAGATATAAAAAGAGCTTTTGATAGAGATAACTCTGCTTTAATTTCAACTATATTTGCTAACTCTAAAAGAAAAGTAAATAAAGCTTACGAAAATGCTTTTACTGATCTTGATACAGGTAAAGACATTATGATAGCTTCACCAAAAGCTGAACAACTTTTAGAAAATTTAATAAGCCAAAAAGCTGCTCAAACACAAACTTTTTCAGAGGGATTATCTGCAGGTAGGCTTAAATATTTTTTAAGTGAGTTAAGACAGAATACTATACGTGAATTACCAGAAGAAGGTATTGAAGCTTTAGCTAGAAAAGTAGATGTTATTAACGACACTGCAAGAAAGAATTACAGAGGTGGTGATTTTGATGTAGAGTACAGAGTAGGGTTGTTTGATAAAACTTTTGATACCCTTAAAAAAGATCCTATGGATGTGGATGCACGAAAAACTATAGGTAATTGGATTGAAAATCATATACTTGATCCTGATTCTTCAAACGATATTTCACGTTTAGTTGCAGGAACAGATGAAGAAGTTTTTTTAAATTCTATAAAGGAAAAATATTTAGGACCTTCATTAAGTTTAAAAGAAATACATAGATTAAGAATGAAATTTTTTAATGATATGTTTAATTCTAAATCTAATATTCAACAACAAGATGCAGGAGATATGATGGATGTTTTAACTGCTTTTTTTGATGATTTAGAAAAAGATGGTTTAGGTGTTCAATTAGATGGTTTAAGAAATGCTCAAAGTGTTTTTAAAAGGTTTGCAATGCCTTTAAGAAAACCTGCATTGCTTAAACAAAAAAAATTACAAAAACAACAAGAAACTTTTAGTGTAGATGCTCGTGCTAAAATGTCTAGAAATGATAAAGAAAAATTAGCTAACGATGTTTCAGAAACAGGTACATTAGGAGATGAAACATTTATTTCATTAATTGATCCTTCAATTATGTCTGGTAGTAAATTTTTAGAACAAGGAGGTAATGCAGAAACAATTAACTCTTTAAGAAGTATGTATGACTTACTAGATAACAAAGATAAAGTTAAATTTAAAAAATCAATTAGAAGAGCTTTTGCAAGTGCTTTAAGTGAAGAAGATAAAGTATTAGGTCGTGCTTTTCATAATAAAATGGATTTACGTCTTTTAGAAGATATGAAAAAATATGATCTAATAAGTAAAGAAGATTTTAATGAATTAAGAAAAATACCTGATTTTCATTCAGTAACAAGCACAAATATTATTAAAGAACAAGAGAATGTATTTAGAAGATTACAAGCAGATTTAGATTCTTTGAAGGAAGAAAGAGGTGGAGTGTTAGGATCAAGTATGTTGGAAGGAGTTATTCGTTCAGCAGAAAGTGTAAGCGATCCTTTAAAAAGAAACGAAGCTATTGCAGATGCTCTTACTGTGTTAGATAGACAAGATGTTGGTTTAAGATACTATGCAGGTAAAATAGATGTAGACGATGCTAGAATAAATGCCATAGAAGAATATTTAGATCCTAATGAAATAGAAAGATTTGGTCAAAATTTAAGAGGTGAAACAAGCAATTTTACAATAAGAAAAAATGGTATAGAAAGAGTTATTAACTATCCTGAAGAAGTTAAAACACCTATTGCTAAATTATTACATGAATTAGATATTGAAATTAGTGAAGGAGGATCAGCAGCTAAAAAAGCAGAATCTATTAAAAAATCTTTAAATGATATTTTTGTTACTGCTTTGTCTTCTAAAGCTTTTAAAATAACAGATGAAGGTTCTGCAATCGAAACAATTGGTAAGTCTATAAAAGAATTAAACGGTGTTAAACAAGTTAGTGGTTTTTATGATAACTTAGATGCAAAAGCTTTGCAATCAAGTTATAATAATTACAGACCTTATTTTGAAGCTTTACATAAAAATCCTGTTAAATTAAAAAATGTTTCGACAGGTGCTGAAGAAACTGTTAATATTTTAGAAGAGTTGGATGATTTAGTGACTGTTTCTATGTCCGTTAGTCAACCAATAACAGGTATAAAACCTATGACAGGTATTCCCGGACCTATGATGTTTGAGTCAGTTCTATCCAGAGTATGGGGTGTAGTGAGAGGTGTTGTTTCAACTAGGTATGTTTTATCTGAATTTGCAGCAAGACAATTTAGACAAGGACAAGCAGATGTGTTAAGACAATTTTTAACAGATCCAACAAGTATTAATGCTATTCATAATGTTTTTGTAAAAGGAAGAACACAAACACCTTTTGTAAAACATTTTTTTCAACAACTTTTTAGTTCAAGAACAATGGCTATGATTGTAAATCAAAATGCTACAGAGGATACGGATGGGCAAGTTGAAAAGTTTTTTAATAAATTTGGTGAGTATCCTGATAATCCTAATAAGGGTGGAGATATGGGTAGTATGTCTGAAGGTGAAACAGCTATTATAGAATACTTAAAACAAAGAAACGCACAGAGTAATTAAATGCCACACTATACAAAAAAACTTGGAAAGATAGTTAAAGCTCTTAACAAAGCTTCACGAACTCATAAGCGACAAGCACAAATATTAACTGAGATAAAAAAAGATCAGAGTAAAAGATACAATGGCAAGAAAAAGGGATAAACAACCACCTAAAACAAAGAAGTACTTCAGATCTACAAAGTCTGGTGCAGGTATGACACGTGCAGGTGTAGCTAAGTATAGAAGAGATAATCCGGGAAGTAAATTAAAGACTGCTGTAACTGGCAAAGTAAAACCCGGTAGTAAGTCAGCTAAGAGAAGAAAGTCTTTCTGTGCAAGAAGTGCAGGACAGATGAAGAAGTTTCCAAAGGCTGCAAAAAATCCTAACAGTAGATTAAGACAAGCAAGGAGAAGATGGAAATGCTAACCAAGAAAAAACCTATGACACCTAAACAAAAGAAATTTGCTGCTTTAGCTCCACCATTTGATAAAGCTACACAAGCAGATAGGATAGCAGGAGCTACAAAGAATAAACGTATTGAAGCTAAAAAAGGCAGAAAGATTACCAAAAAGAAATCTAAAGGTGGTGCTAAACCTAAGAATGCAGCTTTGTATGCAAGAGTAAAAGCAGAAGCAAAACGTAAATTTAAAGTTTATCCATCAGCCTACGCAAATGCTTGGCTAGTGAGAACATATAAGAAACGTGGTGGAACTTACGCATAATGGCTAAACCTAAAGGTGGACTAACAAAATGGTTCAAAGAAGATTGGCGTGACGTAAAGACAGGGAAGAAGTGTGGTCGTTCTGGTAGTGAGAAAAAGAAAAGACCTTACCCTGCCTGTAGACCTGCACGTGTTGCAGGAAAGATTAGTAAAGCAGAAGCTCGTAAAAAGACAGGACCTAAAGCAGTCAAGTGGTCTGTTACAGCTTCAGGTAAACGAAGAAGAAAGAAGAAAGCATAATGTGGATACCAGTAATAACAATATTGTGGGCATTAGGTGAGAGTGCCACTTGGGTTAATTTTCCTATGGTTAATTTTCCCTTCTCATCAGCAGATAATTGCTACGAGTATGTTGCAAAAGTAAGACAAAATATAACAAAAGATCCTCAGTATATAAATGGATACAGTACTTGTATCTATATAGGTGAACCAATGACAGGAGAGAAAACGTAATGTTTCAAGCTCTATTAGGACCAATAAGTGAACTTGCAGGATCTTTCATGCAAGGACAAATTGAAAAACAAAAAGCTAAAGCCACACTTGCACAAACTAAAGCTGCAGCAGAAGCAGAGATTATGAAGACTGCGGCCACACATGATAGCAAGTGGGAAATCATTATGGCACAAGGAACACAGAACTCGTGGAAAGACGAACTGGTTACTATTGTTATATTGATTCCAACAATTTTAGTGTTCATACCGGGAATGGAAGACATAGTAAAGAATGGCTTTGCTCGACTTAATGAATTACCTGAGTGGTATACATATTTATTATTTTTAACAGTTTCAGCAGCATTAGGAATAAGGGGATTAGACAAATGGAAAAAGAAGTAGTAGAATGTTCTTGTGGTTGTAAAGAACCTAAAGTATATGTACATGGACACTATCAATGTGTGAAGTGTAAAAGAATATGTGATGGCGATTGTTGTCAAGGTGAACAAGCAAGTGAATGATTTAATACCAGATAAAGAAGCTTACCAAACAAACAAAAGGAGAATGGCATGGGTTTTAATTATTCTTATGGGTATTACCACTATCCTGACTTTGGCATTCCCAGACAGACTAGCAGAAGCAGAAAGCATACTTATGACACAGTATATTTCAATGTGTGGATTGGTTGGAGCATACTTCGGTTTTAGTGCAATGGGGAGTAAAAAATGACAAAAGAACCAATAAAAGCTAAAGGGTGGGAGAACCACGAAGATACGTTTGAAGAAACGCTACGCAGAGAACTTGTTTCTGCAAGAGCTACAATTTTTTTATTACAAAAAGATATAGAAGAATTAACAAAAGCATACTATTTAGTGCTTGAAGATAAATATAGAAAGAACTTACAATGAAATTTGATATGGACAGTTTAATTCAACAATTGGTTGAACACGAAGGACTTGAGCTTTTTCCTTATGAGGATACTCTTGGGATAGTCACGATAGGTGTAGGAAGAAACTTAGAAGAAAGAGGTATATCTGAGGATGAAGCTTTCTATCTTCTTAGTAATGATATAGAAGTTATATGGGATGAGTTAGTAAAACAACACCCAATAGTTGAAGACCTAGATGACCAAAGACAAATGGT